TGCAGAGAAAGCATTAGCAAAAATGGAGGAAAAACTTTATCAACAGGTTGGCAAACATTTCGTTTCTAAACTTTTACAATTTACTGGATTAGTATTGCTATCAATAGCCTACTACCTTAATAGTAAGGGTTTATTTAAAATAGGATAATATATGAGTGGAATGATCCTATCCATGAGTAGGGAAAGTCTTGGAGATAATAGACAAGGAAGATGTGATAATGAAGGTTCAGTCTGTGTAATTCCACCTACTGCCGGCCTTCCTTATCAATATTTTTTAACATCTACTGGTGATGGATTAGGCGCTATTTCATTAGCCTCTGATTTTTCAGGAGCACCAACAAACGTTTATTATAAAACATCTACTAGACTAGATATTTATAACTTAATTATAACTATTAGTGATAATGCTAACTTTACTCAAACAGATTTTGGAGCTATAGCTGGTGGTCTTACTAATGGTATTAAAATTTATGCTGGATTAGGCCCTCAAGGGGGTAATGTAGAAGTACCACTTCTCTCTACTAATCTAAGGCCTATAAAGAGAAATTATGAATGGTATGGTTTAACTCCACACGTATCCTTAACATCTTTTGCTGGTCTAAGTCAAACACTTATTATAGATTTTGATATTGTCAATGAGTATGGAAAAGTTTTTCCTTTAGATCCAGAACAATCAATTATTGCAAAATTAAATGATAATTTTTCAACTTTAGTTGATTTTACAATTGGTATACGCGGTACTAGATATACATAGGAATAATATGAATTTATTAGAAAAAATGTTTGCAGCAGGTAATGCCTTACGGGCAGGTGAATCATTAAAAGATCCTGCTAGATGGAAAAACGTTCAGAACTCAATGAACGCTTTAGTTATTATTATTGGAGTTGGAGCACAGTTTGCAGGTTTTCCAATCGATGAGTCTCAAACGAATGCTATTGCTTATGGTATTGCTACCATTCTTGCTCTCGTGTCAAATGTTTACCTTACCACTGCAACCACAGACAAAATTGGTTTGCCTACTAAAAAGTAAACCTTTAGAGATTGATGATAGCGAAGTTCTCCTAAATAACTACGTTATCCTCCTTTATATGGATTGTAATGAAGAAAATAAGTAATCTACGAATAGACCCAATAGCAGCAGTATGCAGAGTATATCCAGATAAAGTGGATACCTCCATCCCTTTACAAGATGAGCATCAACCTTATTCTGGTTCTTTTGTTCTTCTTTTTTCAGATAATGGAAAAGTAAGAATACAAGGCTTAAACACAGAGATCTCCCTCTCCAATCAAAGAGATCTTTTTAAACAACTAAAAGAAGCTGGTTATTCAGAGATTGAATGGCGGCATAAAGGAAAATCAATTAACAGGAAATTATGAGTGTAATAACTATACCCTATAAATTTACTCCTCGTTCTTATCAGAAGGAGCTATTGGCAGCACGAGATGCTGGTTTTAAGCGCATGCTAGCGATCTACCATCGTAGGGCAGGTAAAGATAAGACTATGTTTAATTTGATCGTTAGAGAGGCTCTCAAGCGGCGTGGGGTATATTATTATTTCTTTCCTGAATATGCTCAAGGAAGACGGGTTATTTGGGATGGTATGGATGGTTCTGGATTTAAGTTTCTAGACCACATACCTCCTTCCCTTCTTCAATCTAAGAATAGTACAGACATGAAGTTGGAGTTGACCACTGGTTCCATCATTCAGATACTGGGTACAGATAAATTTGATAAAGTACGTGGTTCCAATCCAGTTGGTTGTGTATTCTCAGAATTTGCTTTCCAGAACCCAAAAGCCTGGAATATTATTAGACCTATCCTCTCTGAAAATGGTGGGTGGGCAGCTTTCAATTCCTCTGTAAATGGTAAAAACCATTTTTATGAGATGTATAATTTAGCTCTTCGTAATCCAAATTGGTTTGTACAGAATTATAATGTAATGGAGACCTTGGATGAGAACGGAGAAAGATATATTAAGGATGATGTAATTGAAGAAGAAAGACAGTCAGGAATGTCAGAAGAATTAATTCAGCAAGAATATTTTAATAACTGGACTGCTAACTCCAATGGCTTTTATTATCTTGCTTATATTGAAGACTTAGAAAAGGAAGGACGAATAGGTAATGTACCCTTTGATCCTTCAGTTCCTGTAGAAACTTGGTGGGATATTGGTACTGGCGACTACACTTGCATTTGGTTTACTCAAATTATAAATAAAGAAATTAATGTAATTGATTACTATACTTCTAATAATAAGGGAGTAGATCATTATGCTAAAATCCTTCAAAACAAACCATACGTCTATCGTTCTATCAATTTCCCTTGGGATATTGGTCATTCTGAATGGGGCACTGGTCGTACTAGAATGGAAGTAGCAGAAGAACTGTTTAGAGGTACTCGCATTAATGCCATTCAGAAGTTATCTAAAGCAGAAGGTATAAATGCAGTTCGTATGATCTTGCCTAGATGTAATTTTGATAAATCGAAATGTATGGTTGGCTTAGATGGTCTACGTAACTACAGAAAGAAATGGGATGATAAAGGTCAAATCTTTAAAGATGAACCAGTCCATGATTGGGCCAGTGATCCTGCAGATGCGTTTAGAACGCTTGCCGTAGGAATAACTATACCTCGTACTAAATCATATAATGACGGATATAAAAGCGTATCCACAGCAATTAGAACTAAGAATTGGAGAATCGCGTAACAATGGCGAATATATTAAAAGAAAGAGAGTTAGCTGAAAAACAGTGGATGCGATACCAATCTGCAATTACTCGTGGACACGCTAACTACCAAGAACAAGCGAAACTTTGTGAGAATTTCTATTTAGGTGGCGGTAGACAATGGTCTGATGAAGATAAGGAAGCTCTTGATGAAATGGGTAGACCATATCTCGAAGAGAATATTATTTTTTCTACTGTGAATACCGTCCTTGGGTATCAGACTCAAAGTCGAATGGATATCGCATTCAGACCGAGAGAGATAGATGATCAAGATGTGAGCGATGTGCTTACTAAGCTCTCCATGTTTCTTACAGATCAAAATAAGTATCCTTGGAAAGAAAGCCAAGTATTTGCTGATGGTCTTATTCAACAACGTGGCTTTTTTGAAATTAAAATGAATTTTAACGAGAATGTCTATGGAGATATAGATATTCAAGTATTAGATCCACTTGATGTTATTCCAGATCCTGATGCCAAGTCATACGATCCCGATGATTGGGCGGACGTAATGGTTACCTCTTGGATGTCCTTTGATGATATCAAGGAAACTTATGGTCTTGGTAAGTGGAGACAATTACAAAGTCAATTAGAAAAAGAACCTGATTTTGGTAGTGATGGTCTTGAACAACCACGTAATAAGTTCTCTGATCAAGAGAATATGTCCTTCTATTACTTGGATGATAGCGATGAACCACATGCCCGCCTAATCTCTAGACAATATTGGAAATTACAGAATAGAGAGTTCTTCTTTAGTCCTGCTACTGGAGATCTGTATCCAGTTCCAGATACAATGAAACCTAGAGAAAAGAAGGCATATGCTAAATCTAAATCTTTTGAAATTATTAAAAAAATAACTAAGAGAGTTAGATGGACTGTTTCCACTGGAAACGTAGTTCTTCATGATGCTTGGTCTCCCTACAAACATTTTACCATTGTTCCCTATTTCCCTTATTTTAGAAGAGGTGTTACCGTAGGTCTTGTAGATAATCTTATCAAGACTCAGGAAATGCTTAACAAAGTTTATTCTCAGATATTGCATGTAGTCAATACTACAGCTAACTCTGGTTGGCTTGTTGAAGAGAATTCTATTGTAAATATGGATGTAGAAGATCTAGAAAGCGTTGGAGCACAGACGGGTCTTGTTCTCGAGTATAAAGCAGGTAGAACTCCTCCACAAAAGATTGAAGCTAATCAGGTGCCCACAGGCTTAAAAGATTTAGTCACTTCTGGTGTAGATTTAATTAGATTGATTAGTGGTGTGAGTGAATCTTTCCAAGGTGGAAAAAGTAATGAAGTAAGTGGTCTTGCAATTCAATCAAGAGTTCATCAATCAGCAATACAGCTAGCTGCTGCCATCGATAGTCTTTTTAGAACTCGTAATATGATTGCAGAAAGAGTATTAGAATTAATTCAATCATTCTATACGCAAGAACGTACATTTGTTATTACTGGTCCAAATAGCGATGGTAAAGATGAACAACAACGCCTCACTATTAACCAAGAAAGTGAAGATGGTTCTGCATTAATTAATGATGTTACCGTTGGCAAGTATGATGTTGTTATTGCTGATGTTCCAACTCAAATTACATTCCAAAATGCTCAGTTCGCTCAAGCGATTGAAATGCGTAAGTTTGGTGTAGCAATCCCTGATGATGAAATGGTTAGAATGTCTACTCTTTCTCGTAAGAATGAAATCGCTAAGAAACTAGAGAAAGAGCCTTCTCCTGAACAACAACAAATGGCTAATCAACAAGCTGAACTTCAGATTGAAGCATTGAAGAAACAGAATGAAGAGCTTGAATCTAAAGCTAAAGAGAATAATGCAGACACTTTGAAGAAAGTAGCTGAAATAGCTCAGCTAGTTGCCACCACACCTAAACTGGCTCCCATCATGGATGCTCTCTTGGCTACCATAAATAATGAGCTAGAAACGGATGGGAAAGAGGATTCTGAAGATCAAGAAGATCAGATGGAACTAAATCAAAATTCTGTTGTCAAAGGACAACAATCACAACTAGGGATGATAGAAAATGGTTACAAGTAAAGATTGTCTAAATAAATACGGCAACCCTGAACTTGAGAAGTATATGGTACTTTGGGATATTCCACCTGCTTTAGAAGTTGGTGCTATCCCTAAGCGCCTTTATTGTAATA